CCCATTTTAAGACAATGGGCTAAAAAATTGGATGAAAAATTTGAAACGAAAAAATTTACTGATTTTTTTGATAATGCTGAAAAAATTATCATAAAGAATTTTGCTCCACAAATTAATGCTGTTGGCAAGGCTATTGCTACTGCTTCTGATATAGTCATCACGTATACGAAAGCCGCATTTGCCACTTTAGGTGAAAGCTTTATGGGTATAGGAAAAGGAATAGGATTTCTTTTCAATGAGTTTTTTCAAAACAACAGAAAAACTATACTAGCTGCGGTTGCAGCCGGTATTGGCGCAATAGCTGGACCAAAAGGTGCAGCAGCGGCCATGTCTGTTGTTCTCACAGCAGATTTATTTGCCGACAAACAAAAAACAAGACAACAATTGCAAGAAGAAATAGATACAAAAACCACAAAATACGAAAAAGAAGAAACCAGTATAAATGAACTTATAGCTAATGATAGAAGTCCTGGCAAAACAATTTCCAGAAACAATACAATGTTGAGAAGGCAGGCGCAAAATAATTTAAGAATAGAAATTGAAGCACTACAAGCAGAATTGGATAGACAAAATGAAGAACTCAGAAATGCATTAAATCCAAACGTTTCCAACATCTTCAGAGAAAAATTGAAAGAATACACACCAAGTGGAGGTTTCGGTTCAAGCTGGAAAGACATTATTCCTGAATCTCAAACAGGAAGTGAATTAAAACCAACACAACTTAAACAGTATTCTTCAATGAATGCAATGTCATTTGAAGAATTTAGAAATAGGGTGGCAGGAGGTGAAGGTGGTGCTGCTGGTTATGATGCAATATATGGATTTTCACAAGCTGGTGGTGACCCAAGAATAAAACAACAAACCGGGAAAAATTTGTCCGAGCTTACAATCGGTGAAGTTTTGGCCATAGCAAATGAGAGACATAAGGCTGGCAAAAATAAAGGGGCCGTTGGTCGCTACGGTCTTTTACCATCAACACTAGAAAATAATTTAAAAAGAGCAGGGTTGACAAAGAGTGATATATTCAATGCACAGAACCAGGACAAATTATTTAAAGCTGTATATGACGGAATGGTCGAAGGATTAAAAGGTCAAGGATTTAAGAATATAACAAATGACCTGATAAGATTGGCTTGGTCTGTTGGTCCCAAAGGTGCAAAAGATTTGGTTGAAGCACTAAAGAATAATCCAAATATGCCTGTTTGGAGAGCCGCAGGCCTGCCGGAATTTTCGGATGAACTTGGACCTGATGGACAGAAAAAACCTTCTGGTGCTAGACTTACAAATCCACATTTAGAAAATACCGTTGAAGATTATCTAAAAGGTAGAATACTGTCTCAAGGAAGTGTCAACATGAACGATGGAAGAATGGAATTAGCTTCTGCACTTCCAGGAGTGAACGTTTTCAATTCACCAACAACAAACAATAACGTGCAATCTGGTGGAGCACCTCAGTCATCCATAGTTGCAGGTGTTAGAGACATGAATGCACTAGAATTGTTTGTATCAAGTGCCATTTCTATTCCGACATAAGAAAAACCCCGCACTAGGCGGGGTCAAACTGGCAAGGAGGATAGCCTTACAGTTTTATTCTTGCTCGGCTAGAGATTTGAAATAATCCAAGTCATCATCATCAACACTAGATGGAATTGCAACTCCACCTTTTGCTTTGACAACAGGAATCTCAACATCTTCAGCACGGCTCTGAGTAGCAACGCCTTCGAAGCCAAGAACCTTATCAAGGCGAGCCTTCAAAGTATCATATGCTTTGAAGTGTTTGCGGTCAGCCATTTCTTTCAAAGAATATTCTTGAGAATAAATCTTTTCAAGTTTAGCATCATCACCACCAAGCAATTCGGACTTATCAGCAAATTCTGATTTGTCGTAGTTGCGGTAGCCTTCAACATTGCGAATCTTCAGTTTGAAGTTTGCGCCTTCCCAGAAATCAAAAGGATTTAGAGGAGTTTCATCAGCAAACTCTGGGTTCATTGCTTCAGTAATCTTATCGAAGATTTTCTTACCGAACTTGAACAGGCGAACAGTGCCTTCATTCTCAGGATTAGATGGGTCAGAAACAACGTAAATGTTTGCGATGTAAGAAAGACGGCGCTTTTGCTTACGTGCAACATCTTTGTTTGCTTCAACACCAGAATTCCATAGAGTGTTGTTGTGTTCGCAAACAGGGCACTTCTCGTTGAGTGTGGTCAAGCACTTATCAATGTACCAGCCACCAGGTCCCTGAAAACCGTGGTCGAACAAACGAACCCAAGGAAGGCCATCTTCTCCGTCAGCACCAGGTGCAGGAAGAAAACGAATGACAGCCATGCCGTTGCCAGATTTGTCAACAGTAGGAGTCCAGAATCGGGTGTCGTCTTTGGAGCCAGCCTCAGCAGTTTGTGTGGTGCTCTCAATTGCCTTGGTGAGTTTATCAAGGCTATCACGGTTGCGTTTAAGATTAGCGAATGACATAATATTTCCTTTCGTATATGCGATGTATGTCGTTGTATGTTTTTTTATCCACAAAATTCATTATATAAAATATTTAGCCATTTGTCAATAGCTTGTCCAGAATTTTGATAGTTTCACCAACATCCTTATGAAGAATGCCGTGACCACCTGCTTTGTTAAAAGCTTCAATGATATCTGAAGTATCATCAATTAGGACAGTTTCTGGTGTTGCGTATGCAGTCTTATAGGAACGACCAGGAACAATATTTGCTTTATAAAGAATGTTGTGTTCTTTCAGCCACTTTTTTTTACTTGCTTCGACCATATCGTGGTATTTTTTACCACCAGATGAAGAAAGAATTTCTGTGGTGATGTTTGTTCGCTTAACGTGGTCAAGCAAAACATGTGCGCCAGGAAACCAATTCAGTTTTTCGAAATGTCCTTCTTGGCAAAAAACATTCCAGTTAGCCGACCATTCTTTACGGATTCGGTCGGCAGCCGCAGGCTCTTTACCGAAAAGTTCAATGTACTTTTCTTCAAAGTTACAAAGAACACCGTCCATGTCCAAATAAATTTTCTTAATCATTTTAATTCCTGAATTGCATGTTTGCGATAGATTTCCGCATCAAAGGGTACAAAAGGTGCATACTTCACAAATTTTCTATACAGCATTGGCCATCGGATTGTATCAGCAATCTTTCTGTTCCAAACCGGTAAGAAATTCATAAAAGAGTTGAGTATGCACAGAGTTTCAATAGTCGTAACGTTTTGTAGAGTCATTGTCAACAGAGGAGGATAACCATCCTCAATTTTTAGAACACTATTAACGCCACCTGCTTCACGAATTATAGCACAGTCATTTTTGAATGTATAGCCCAATGCTTGCAAGATTGCCAGGCGCTTCAGATGTTTATCGTAGGTGTCATCCTCAAGTAGAGTTCCTGCCCATGCATTTTCATTTTGCATGAGAGCAGAAATAACAAACTCTCGGTAATCATCTTGTTCATATTTCCTGGATAACTTGTAGAAGTGGTATTTGTCTCTGCGCTTTTCGAAAGTTTCAATATTGATGTTACATTTGCCGTTGTACTTGAAGTAATCGTAACTATCGGAAGTGAAGTGTAATTTCAGAACATGATAAAGAGAAAAGGCTTCATAACCTGTCATATTGGAAGTCGTGCTGCTTTCGGTAACATGTTAAGATTCTCTGCATCGATTGCTATCTTTGCTTTCAAATCTTTGTTAACAAGGGTTGATGCTAGTTCAATTTCCATACCAGTGTGGTTGCAATATTCAACAATTGCTTCCATGTAATTGTAATCGGTTTCAGCAACAAGATTTTCTATCTCTTGCTGAAACTTGAACATTTCGTCTTTTGTTGGCATCACTTCACAATCGTTTCATACAATTGTTCAAATTGCTCATGAGTTGCCACTTCTTCATCATAGTTTTGTTTATGATAAACTTTGACAAGGCGATTGACAAGTCGCTTAGGCAACTTCAAATCTTCACAGACTTTTTTGGTTGCTTCTTTGATGAAATCTTTTTCGCCTTCGATTCGTGTCATCGAATCAGAACATTCTTTAATTGCATCAAACAATTTCTTGCGGTCAGACTCACTCGAAATTTGATTGATAGACATTTGTTTCACAGACATAATAACTCCTTAAATAAAACCAACTTTTCTACCAACTTTTTTTATGGTAGAATTTTCAACTTGTTTATTGAACACTTCAGCAATAGACCACTTTTCACGGATACCGTCAAGCTGAACACCAAGGCGAGTAGAAAGATTCTCTGCTTCGCTTTGTGTAAGTGTATCAAAATTCAGAATATCAAAGCAACGTCCTGGACGAACAAGTGCCGAATCAATGTCACGAATAGAAGGCAAGTTTGTTGAGAAGATAAGTTTCTTACCTTTCGTTGTGACAAGACCATCACCAACGTTTAGGAAACGGTGCATCATTGTGTTGCCATCACTACGAGCCTTCAGGAAGTTATCGGAGTCTTCCAGGACCATGATGTTGGCATCATCTTCAATGAAACGAGCAAAGAGAAAATCTTTTTCTAGAATGCTTGCATCATAGGTAACAATTGCAGATGAGTTGCTATGAGACAACAAACCACGGATGAAAGTAGTCTTACCGGTACCTGGAGGTCCAATCAGCAAAAGAATATTTGCTTGTGAGTTGAGGTAACGGTCATAGTAGCTTTCAAGTGTTTCATCTTTCAAGAAAGGATACATTTCAGCAACAGGCAAACGGTCTTTGTTCAGAGGAACATTCACAGAACTTCCATCACTGGCATAGACCCATTCGATGTGGGAGGTAACTTCTTCGAAGTGACCAAAAACAGATTCTCTAATATCTTCAATAAATTCTTTGTCACCATAAACAGTAACAGTGACCGAATTTGAACTCAAATTGTAACGGATGAAGTTGAAACCTTCAGTGATAATAATCCCGTAAGAATCCGTTGATTCTAGGATATAATCACCGTCAAATTCACTCTCCATGTAATCATGCCACTTTTTGCGGTTGCAATGTAGCTGATATTCACGGCTAAGTGTACTCAGGTCAGAATTCGCTCTTTTATCAAGTAGCTGAGAGTATACGTAATCGCTGTAGTCGGAAGCACCGACAAAAATCTTTTCATTATTCATAATATTGTTGTTTACATCTTCTGCGGCCCAAACCCACTTTTTAAATGCTCTTTTTTTTCTAGAACCTTTTGCTTTTCTACGACGAATGGCAATTGCAGGACTTTCGGCCCTGATTTTGGCCAAAAAATTTGAAACTGAATCGCTCATTTCTTAATGTTCAAAGCATAAGACACACAAGTAGCCGTAGGATTAGTTTCGTATGCACACTTAACGGCTAGAGGGTCAACACCTTTTGCAATTGCGGCTTCAATGTTCCTAGCCATGTTATTCCTATCATTGAGTTGATTCAAAGATAGTGAAATGATTCCTGCCATCACTGTAATTAAAATACAAACTGCAACAGTAATAAATGTAGAAGAATCTTTCATTTTAGATGAATTCCTTGTTTCTGTCAATTTTGTCACCTTTTCTTTTGTAAAAAATATGCCGACCAATTTGGTCGACTTTATCCA